AGGAACAGCGAGCAAGAATAGACGCTATCAGGGCCAAGGTTAACAGTGAGGAGGATAAGCCTATTCAAATCACATTTGTAAAGGCTGGTGATAAGCGTGGCTGATGCGCAGGAAGTAGAATTTGCTCTCAATGACCATTTTTATGATTTTGTTGATGATTGGGACCACAAGATATATCTAACGGTGGGGGGATATGGCAGCTCAAAAAGCTATCATGTCGTTGTAAAGCTGATCAAGAAGCTCCTCGAGGAAAAGCGTAAGGCTCTAGTGGTAAGGGAAGTATTTGACACTATCCGCGATTCTTGCCTTGATTTGCTGATGGAGGTTGCAGAAGCTATGGGGGTGAGCGATTACATCGCCTTTACTACATCACCTATGCAAGTGAGATTTGCCAACGGGAGTAGGATCATCTTTAAGGGTATGGATAAGCCGGCAAAGTTAAAATCCTTAAACGGTGTGTCGATTGTCTGGATTGAGGAATGCTCAGAAGTAAAGTACGCAGGCTTCAAGGAAATTCTTGGACGTTTGCGTCACCCGACATTGAGTAATCATATTATATTGTCCACCAACCCGGTGAGCAAGACCAACTGGGTGTATAAGCATTTCTTTCAGGACAGAGCAACAGGGTATAAGGTATTAGACGACGAAGAGCTGTACGCAAAAAGAATTGTAGTGGTCGGCAATACATACTACCACCATAGCACGGTAGATGATAATTACTTTAACACACAGGATTACATAGCCCAGCTTGACGAGCTACAGCAACATGACCCGGATTTGTACCGTATTGCGCGAATGGGCCGTTTTGGGGTTAATGGCAGACTGGTATTCCCGCAGTTCACAGTCAAACCCGATGCCGATGTTAAGACCCTTATCAAATTGATAAAGGACCCGATCGAAAAGAACGGCATGGACTTTGGTTTTGTGACATCATATAACGCCGTGGTCCGCATGATGATTGACCATGACAATAAAGTACTCTACCTGTACGATGAGTACTATTCCAGAGATAAGACGGACCCTGAGATAGCGAATGACATTGCCAAGTGGCGAGACGTACTTATCAAGGCGGATTGTGCAGAACCGAAAGCAATAAAGTATTACAAACAACAGGGATTCCGGATCAAGCCCTGTAAAAAGTTTCAGGGGTCCAGGGAAGTTTATACTAAGAAGGTGAAAAGGTTTGTACAGATTGTTTGTTCCGATAAGTGCCAGCACATTATTGATGAGTTGCAGGACCTTACCTTTGCCGTTGACAAAGACGGAGAGATCATAGAGGACGAATTTAACATAGACCCTCATACTTTATCGGCTATATGGTATGGACTTGATGATTATGAGGTATCAGACCTAAAGGGTGGCGGCCTGAAAGTATTAAAGTGAGGTGAGACACATGGATATAGAGATAATAAAGAAACTGGTAAAAAAGTATCAGCCCGGACACTCTGGGTTTATAGCGAGGGCAGAAAAGGCAAGAAATTATTACAGAAACAAGACATAAGAAAAATCGATTTTTTGATAGGTTTTATTTTATTTATTATTATTTTGCTTCTCCTGAAAATATTTGATCCTGGCCCATACAGCAA